CTCTCCTGTATCTGTTTTATAATGAGCCGTTGTTTCATCGTCTGCGGTAGGTCTAAGAAAATCCCTAACTGTCGGGGACAAAGGTTCATCGGCGGGTCTAAAGGTAGCCTTAAGAATATCAACCCAAGACTTCTTCACATATCCACTAGCATAAGCAGCGGCGGCTACTTCCTCAGCCTTTTTACGTGTTTTGTAGGGACCGCGAGAACCCCAATACCAACCGTCTTTACGTTTTTTAATTGGCATTTTTATCCCCCTCACCAATATTTTTCTAACATATAATTTATGTGATTAATTGCCTGTATTGGTTTTGCGCTTTCCTGCACATCTCTTAAAAACAACAGCATTTCACTATCATTTTGCTTTAACCTATCAATTATTTTTAATCCCAATTCTTTAACTTTAGAACTAGGTAATTCTTTAAAATCCTTTGTTTTATCAAAACGTTGAAGTATTTTTTCTCCCCACGGCGTTTGGTGCATATGATATGAGGGGGTAGGCCAATCTTTTTTTCTAGGTCTTCTTCTAACTACACCTGCTCCCATAATACCAAAATCAAAAAATAAATCCTTAGTTTCTTTTGTTGGTAATAATTGAATTAATCTAGGCTTACCCTTATCTCTAAACCTTACATCACCATCTATTTCATGCCATCCTAAAAAAGCATAAAGAGAAGACATGTAAATATTAGGTGAAAAGTATTTTGAAACACCGGGCTTATTTATATTTTTAATATCTTGTCCCTGATACCCGTGATATAATTTAGAATAAGACACTCTTGGAAACTTACCTTCTCGATAACTCTCACCTCCAATATAATATGGTGATTTTAATATCTGTTTCCAGTTCATCTAACCCCTCCTTTCAAACCAACCGTGAAGACCCTTCTCTTCCTCTCTATCGAATGTTCCTGCTTTACGCTTCTTAGGTTTCCCACCTCTTCTCTTGTAATCTTTACAAGCAGAACAGGTTGGCCTACATCTTCTCTTTGTTCCCTTAGATGCATCTTTACGTCCACAGGGACGACGTTTTTTTCCTTTACCACAAGAAGAACAATCTACCCAATCTTTTAGTAGAATGTCCTCCCAACTCATGCAGTAGCCCCCTCATTACGAAGGCCCTGAACCATAGCGTCTAAAAACTCAATAGACTTATCAATGCGACCGGCTACCATTTCTTCTCTTAGGGCTAAAAGGTGGTGAATAACTTGGTTCATAACCTCAACCACTTCTTCATCATCTTCATCAAAGTCGGGGTTGCCTAAACCTTCCGGTCTGTTTTTAATAATATCTTCCCAACTCACTTCTTCTCCCCCCAATTCTTAGCACCTACTTTTCTACATTGAACCAATGCACCTGAAGCATAAGCGGAGGGCCACTTCTTATATCTACTCTTAACTTTGTAATAGCAGGCATCACGCTTTACTTTTTTCTTAGCCTTAAGCGTTTCCCACCATTCTTCCATAGTATCACCCAATAAGATTTTGTAATTTTTCCACATATGCTTCCATATTTGCCTTTAATTTAGGGCTTAAATTATTTCTGAGAATTCCCAAATGCTGTTCCATTCTTCTAATTTCATTAAGAATAGCGGCGTCAAGGTCACCAAATTTATTCCAATCTGATAAAACCTTAGCCCCCTCATCGGGTTCTAAATGCTCTCTAACAATACTTACAAAATCTGTAAGTCGGTTGAATTCCTTATTTTTAATAATATCCCACCACGCCATATCAACACCTCAGTTACCATCTAGATAATACATCACTCGTCTATTCATCTTTATAATCTTATCCACATCGGCTTTATATGAATCGTATTTACTCTTAAGGTCAATACCCGAAGTGCTTCCACCTGAGTCTAATAAAGTGTAAGAATCATCAGAAGCAATCATTTCACAACAGACTAATTTAGTAGCCGCATCTTCAATAGTGGCAGGAACGCGCCCATTACCGTAGGTATAGGTTACCTTCAACGCGTATTTCTTATGCACAGGAAATTCAGATACAAAGAAAATATCTCCACTATCGCGGATATCCCACCAATTCTGTCGTCGGTCGTATTCTTCCTTATTTGTAAACCCTGCTACACTAATCCCCGTTCCTGTCTTAGCGATTGTGCATGAGGAACCATCACTGCCCGGAAGTAGAGAAACAATAGTAACTGTATCATCTGTTTCCAAAGCGGCGTAGAAAAAGTTTGAAATTGCGTAGGTATCAGTGCTATCATTCAAACCTTTGCTTGTAGTGGCCCCTGTAAAGGATGCTGTAATAGCGGGAGCCTGTTCATTGATAAGATAGCACAATTCCTGTGCAGTTGTGCGAGTGCCAAACGCATTGTTAAATCCCGTAGATGTGCTATTAGAAACGGCGGTTAGAGTCCAAGAAAGACTTCCCGCTGTTAATGTAATGTCTGTAATATTCGAGAAATCGGAAATTGTAACTGTCGCCACTGCTGATGCTAAATCTCTATAAGAGCCACCCTCCCAAGATTGAATTCGAATAACTTTCCTAATATGCTCATTTTCTAAACGAATCTTTCCAGCGTAGTCCGCATATGTGTATAAATACTTATCAAAAAGTTCAAAGTCGTGGTATTCATTTTCCACTAAATTTTCTCTCCAAGAATCATTTGTAGCGTTGTCTATGTAATCCTCACACCTACGAATAAGGTCGCCCACTTCAGCAACAGTTGGAGAAGTGGTGGTCGTGAAATCTGAGATACCCAATAAGGCGGCTACCTTAATTGCGGTTGTATAGGAACCCACACCGTTAGCATAATTTACTGAATTAAGACTACTATCTGATGGTGCTATAATTCTTACCATTATCAGACCCTCCTAAATAGATTATCTAAATCTAAAAGTCGAGTTCTAATATCATTCATAGACTCTAACGCCGTTTTAATAATAACATTACTAGTAGGTGAAGGATTTCTTTTTCTACTACTACTTAATTTTGAAGCGTGTCCCAAACCTTGAAGACTACCTCTCGACCCCAATTCAGGTTGAATTTCTACTTGACCTGTAAAGGAAATTTGAATATTTCCATTTTTTCTAAATGCAAGAGTAACAGGTCCAATATAGCGGGGATTTAGTTTTGAATTAAGTAAAGCAGTAATTAAATTATGTTTATATTTCTCAACATCTGATATAGAAAATAAATCCGAGTTATTTCTAATCTTTACCATTACATCCACTAAATCATCAATCTTTGTTGGGTCTTCTCTAGCATCTGCTAATGAATCATCATATAACTGCTTCAACCTTTGACCGAAGGTATCAGCAAGTCCGTTTAAATTTTCATCTTCTACTTCAACAGATTTGGCGAAAAATACACGGCTAAGAATTTTCACAATTTTATTTAATTCCTCTGCGAGTTCTTCAATACCTTCTTCAAAATCTTCTTGTTCCAATAAATTAGTTAATGCGTTATTTGCATCTAATAATTGCTTATCTAATTTACTAATTAATTCCTTATCTTCAGCATCGGAAGTAAGAATATCTCTAAGTGTTCGTAAATCACTACCAAAAATTTCTTCGCGTAAGTATTTTAAAAATTTATTTAGTAATTCGTTTTCAGGAAATTCACCTTCAATTTTATTCATACGTTCAGTCGCTCTCGTTAGACTACTAAGTTTTTTTGCTACTCGGTTTTTGAGAGCGGGTAGATATTGCCCCATTTTATCTCCAACTCTTAACATAAGCCCATTTTGTTCCGTTGGTTTAATGGTTTGTGTAAATGAATAAGAGTTAATACCCGTTTGTGGGATTTGAAACTCACTTCTCCCCGGATAATATGACCTACCAATATCCCACATAAAATTAATCTGTTCAGTATTTTCCTGAATATCAATTTCTGTTTCTAACCACTCGCGGACAGTTTCTCTTTTTTCTCTAGTTTGTCCTAAAGTTTCTCTTCTTTCTTCAATATCTTCAACGCGAACAAGTTCTTCATCTTCTAACATGGTGGGTTTTTCAAAACCACTTACGCCATATCTTTCTTTAAATGTTTCACTCAGGGGGTCAAACTTAGAATATAGACGAGCATCGTTTAAATCTAAAACGTCTTGGAAAGTAATTTCTAAAGTTGAACGGTCCTGCTCAATAAGACGGGCCTGTTCTAACATATCCTGTTTCGTTTGTGTTTTAACTTTATCCCTTTCAGCATTTAAACGCTTATTCTTTTCATCCTCATTTGCAAACTTTACCCCTTCATCTTCAAGGTTCTGTTCAATTTCTTCCATTTTTTTATCAACTAAGGATTTTAATTGCCCAATATCCATAGAGTCAGTAGCATAGTCTAAGAAACCAATTGTTTCCATTACAGACATTTGAAGAAATTTATCATATGCTTCTAAATTAATTTTGTCGAAGACTTCATCATTAAAGCCATCTACTAAATGTTCCTTAGAGAGCCAATCAATAAACTCCCTCACAAACTGTTGTTTATCGCTTGTAACGGGGTTGATATATTTTGTAAAAAGCTGAACCGCCTTCTTTTCATCATAGTTAACGTTTGGGTCAATTCCTCCACCGCTAATCGGCTCTACCTTTGTAGGCATTCAAGACACCTCAACAGTAGATAACGTAAACTTCTAATGCCGTCCAATCACTTGCAGTAACAACGAGTCCATTTACACATACTGTGCTAAAGCCGCGATAGTCATTCCCATTGGGGACAGAACCCGTAGTATGGAATTTAGCAATTTGGTTAGCAGGTGTGCTTGTTGTTACATCATCATACACAGAAACATATGTGTTAACAGTAGCACCTGCACCCATGTAGAAAATAATACCTTCAAATGTTCCACCCTTATCTGTAATCACTGTATCTGCCGTAATCCTTTTAATTCTGTTATTAGCCATGCTATCAGCCTCCTGTAATATAGGTAAGTAAGAGTAGGTATTTAAACTTACTCTTCTTCGCCAAGTGCTAGAGCCAAAAGTGTAGCCTTACTATCTGAGAATTTATAAGAAATATCTAATTCACGAAGATGGGACTGTAATTCACTCTTAGTCATAGACTCCAAATCTAGGGAAGGCTCCGAAGGGGAGTCCTCCACAACGGCAGTTTCTTCAACCACCGGAGCAGATTCTTCCCCTTCGGAAACCAACACAAATTTGTTGCGAAGGTATAAACTAACTAGGTCTTCCGGAACATCAACAATGTCGTTTCCTCCAATATCTCTACCGAGGACTGTTTTCGTTCCACCTGCTTTGTTAATCATTCGCACCATCCTAAATCACCTCAAAGTTTACCTGTTACCTTTAGGGTAGCCACGCCAATATCACCGGATTTTAGGCTTGCGCTCAAAAGAGCCGCTGACCCTGTGGTGTAAGCATATAGATAGAAATAACTACCATCCGCGCTTACATCTCCAATAATAAAGTTACAATCGTGGTTTTCTTGACCCACTAACTCAACACTAGTAATACTCGTTAGACCAAAAGACGAAGCAAGAACCTTTTCGCCTGCATGGGTTACGATTTCATCACCATCACCCGCGTCTACAGTAACAGCCTGTGTAGTAGTTAAATCATCGGCAGTAACGGCTGATAACTTAAATACTACACTGTTATTACCTGCGGCAGAACCCGCAAAAGTCACATGGTCCCCTACTACAAACCCGTCTGATACGAAACTAGCATCATCAGTAGTAAATGTCTTAGTAACGTTATCTGCGTTAATTGTAGGTGAGCCAGAAGTAGCAGTTGTTCCTGTTCTATAAGATGTAATATCACAATCTGCTAAAACAACATATTGGTGTCCAACAACGTAAGGCCTACTAGTGCCTAAGTGGTCTGCTTTAATTGAAACTGTATTAGTCAATTAAAACACCTCACTCTAAGTCAATAATCTTGCCCTGTCCACGGAAGTATGTGCACATTGTTTCTGCAACGGTTCGGTAAAGACCACGGTGTCCGAGTTTGCCATGACCGAATACATCGGCATTGATACCACCCTCGAAATACTCAGTGGGCTTTAGTGTGCAAAGGAACAAGTGGTCGGTGTCTAGAATTAACATATCGCTTAGACCTGCACCACCATTCGGCATATCCTTTACGGGGATAATCGGAATGTCGTGGTATGTAGCAACACGGAAACCTACTTCACGGCCAGAAACGCCCTTAATACCCGAATGGGTTGGGACGATTTCAGAACGACCCATGAAACGCTCTTGGGCTTGTAGTAACTCACCAAGAGTTTGAATGGTGTCGTAGCCGGTTAGAATAACCTTCGGGTCACCACCGCGAGCCATCAATTGACGGAGAGCGGTGTTTAGTAGGTTAACAGTTAGAGCACGGTCTGTGCCGCTGTTTCGGTCAACGTAAGATTCTAGGTGAGGGTCCGAAGCGGAACGTGTAGCACCAAAGAGTTCTAACGAGTTAGCAAGAGCGGGAGAAGCGGCTTCTGCGGCAGTAATCTCAGCAAAGTTAGAAATAATGTGATAAAGAGAAGTTAAGTTCTGCTCTCTCTCAGCCTCAGTAAATCCGCTTGCTCGAAGACCCTCACCGGCAGTAGCGGTAAGGTCTAGAAGAACCATTTTGTTCATAACTTCAGCGTGGCTAATACCAACTTCCTCACGGTAGTTTTGCATGAGGTCGCCAATACCGTCGTCAAGTCCACCCATTAACTGTGCAATCTCCGAAACTTCGAAGGTGTGTGCGATGGTCTTAGGCGAAATGCTGAGAACATCGTAAACAGGTCGAATGTTTGTAATGTTGCTAAGAGCCTCGTTTTCTACAACACCACCAAGGGTAGCGGAATCAGCAACAGTCATTAAGTCTGTTCCACCGCCGAGAGCACGTTCCTTTAGGACTCTCCAACCGGAGGACTTCCAAGGCTTCTTAGGAAGCATAGAAAGTGCGTTAATCTCACGGTTAATCATAGACCAAACCTTTTGTCCATATACAAGGTTGTATAGTGCGGTTGTGGTTGTTCTAGCAGCACCATCATGGTGACTACCTTCAATTCCTGTTGTAGCACCTGTAGCCTTAAGTAGTCTGTCGCCACCGAAGGAACCATAGGTTGCTCGTTCTAAGTCTGCAATTGTCTTATAATATCCACTCATTTTAATCATCTCCTGTTGTAACGAGCCATTAACTCGTGTGCTTCGCTCCACGACATTTCTGCAACGCGGGAAAAGTCTTCGTCAATCTGAGCCTGTTGTGCTTCAACAGACTTTGCGATGGTTGCATCGCCTTGCTCAAGGGACTTGCGGAGAGCGTTAAACTCATCCTTAAGAGCCATAACTGCATCAGCAGCGTCAAACTCTTCCTTAGCAATACGGGCTTTCTCAGCCTCTAACTCAGCCATATAGCGAGCCTCGAATTGAGCCTTGACTAAATCATAGGCTCGCTCCTCTTCACGCTCGGCTCGGAAGGCTTCGTAAGCCTTCTCAATGTTAGAGGGAGAGAGGTCGAGAGTATCTGCACGAACAGACTTCATTTCTCCGTCATAGTTCTGCATTTCTACATCTTTCTTACCATAAGACTCCATCTCATCTTCTTGAGAAGTAGGCATAGCGTCCATCATTTCTACATCTTCCTCGGACTCCATTTGGAAATCACTGTCTTCTGAATCATCCTTCAAAAGAAGTTCCTTACGGAGTTCCGACATTACTTCGTTAAATTCGTTTAGTGCCTTTTCAATTTCACTCATTTTCTTATCCTCCTTTACAATATCAAATTTGGCTTCGGGGTTAATGCCTTCCTCACAAATTGTAATCTCGTGGAGTTCAAGTTTATCAATTTCCTTGTATGTCCCCACGGATTCATCATGTCGGTTAACTTTATTTAACGCCTGTCCACCGATAGAGAAAGAACGTAGGCGTCCCTTTCTTACATCGCGGGCCACTTCTCGCGCCTTCTCTATATCATCTCTTAACTTAATTACTACAAAAAAACCTGTATCATCAACGCCTGTTTTTAGGACTTTTCCTTTGGAATCTGTATATTCGTTGAGGACTTCTCCAACTTGAACGTTGGAGTGCGTAATCATTACGTTTCGATAACGCTCCTCTTTCATAAATTTATCCGCAGCCTCACGGATTGCGGGTAGGGTGATTTTATCATTTTGCTTATCAACCACGTCTACAGAAGCGTAGCCTGCAATTACCAATTCCTTATCTTGCTTTAGGATAACAAACTCACCACCGTCGAGGGGGGAGTTTCCAAACATAGGTGTTTCTAATTGCATTATCGTCGCCTCGTTTATACCGTTTTTACTAATGACTATATAAAGGTTATTAGGAATTTTGCCTCTCGCGGGAGATTCTTAGTAACTCAGTAGGAAGGTCAATATCGAATTTAGCGTATGAGATTGTTCTTAAATTGAATTCACGGGGACTTTTATTTCCTAATTCTAATAAAGATTCATAACCCTGTTCAATTTCTTGAAGCAGTTCATTTCTTTTTTCTTCATATCCTTCTTGACTAAAAAATCCTGTAAGTTGAGTTCCGTCTGTTAAGGTTCTATAATAAACATAATCTCGAACTAATTTTAATCTATTTCCTTCTAAGTCAGTAATATAATTTCCCCCTTTTGGACGTGGAATTAAACCAGAAATAAGTCTTGAAGATAAATTTTTTTGTATCTTATTATATGCGTTTAAATTATATGATGCTCTACTAAAGGGCATCGGGTATCTTACGTTAATATTATAAGAAGCTTTTCCTTCATTGGGGTCACCGCCACGGCGTCCCGTATTATCTCTAATACTATATGTAATAACGCCACTATTTTGTAGATTATCTAAAAATGTATCATAGCCAACATTTAATTCTTTTGCTACATCATCAGAAGTAAAATAATCTTTTTCTAATAATAATTTATAAGCCACCAATTGTATAAGTCCATGAGCATTATTTGCCATTTTTTGTATCTCCATATCATTAGCAAACTTGTCCTCATAAATATTCACCAAGCCCTCATCTGAATCCTTAGGTGCGGGCTTAGTTTCATATCCCGTAAAGGCAATCCACATCTTTTGGTCCTCGAATGCTTCCACATAGCGGAAGTGTAGTTTAGACTTAATATCCTCACCTGTTAAAATATATTCGTGGTAACCATGTCTTTGCGCCCCAATAACTAATGTTCCCTTATCGAGCAGACCATCCTTAGAAGCCTTATCAATTACATGGGCGGGATATTTACCCGACTCTCCTAAGAAGTCGTATAACTCATCTTCTTCACCGACTTCAATTTCCCACACATATTCCTTACCCTCATGGTATACAATAAAATGTAGGGAACCATCTTCGGTGAACCACATTTCAAACTGAGCCTTACGCGAAATGGCCTTCTTCATAGTTTCTCCATCCCAGAAAAATTTACCCCCTTGGTGAAGAATACCATTAGCCTCCCCACCCTTCATCAGCCTTTGCTTCATTTTCTTCATACCTTCTTTGTCCCCAAACAGGCGAGAAACTAAATCGGGGTTCTCTTCCATACAGATTTTATAAATCTGCTCAATAGTCATAGCAGAACGGTTGCGGAGTAGGTCAATTACCATTGTGAAGAACACCCCATTATCCTTACTATACGCGAGTCTAATTTGTTTAATATACATGTCCTTATCCGCCCATGCATTCTTACCCATTAGGTTACCCTCAAAACCGTGGAAAACTAGACCGTCATAAGAGGGTTCCAAATCAGCCTTAGCAATACCGTGAATTTCATCTGTGACGTAGTAGCTTTTCTTTAACGCCTCTACCTTATAGTCACCTAACTTTTTACGACCATCAGAAGCCAAAAGTTCTAAAGTTACTACGCGGTCAGGTTCCTCCACTTCAGGAATTTCGTGAACCTTAGCCCCATTAAGAGTAAATCCGTTTTTTGTATCTCCTACAATTTCGTCAACCTTAACACGAATAATTGAACCCACGTCTAATTTATCCTTATAGTTAGCAGCCCTTCCCACTTTCATGTATTTTTTACCATCATATTCAGCGGTTTTAGGTCCACCCTCAACCGGCCCCATACCCATTAAACAAGAATAAGTGCCGTTTTTATTCTCCCTACATTCTAATACTAAAACGTCTAGGTCTACAAATTTTTTCCACTTAACCCACTTGGGGTTTTTCTTCCTACCCACAATATACGAAGACTTAGCATCTTTAATTACAACACCCTCCGAGGTTGGATTCTCCATGATTTCCTTAGCATAGTTTTCTAAATCTTCCTTAGAATCTGCCTCTCGCGTGTTACTCTTATTTGGGAAAGATACGGAATCTGAACTGTGGGCAGAAAAATTATTCATCAACACCGCGAGTCTTTCCTCTAATTTATCCTTGTAAACTTCTTCTCCATCATAGTGCATGATATCAAAAATGTGTAGGCGAATATCTTCATCGGAATTCATCTTTTTATTAATAAATCCGATTGTATCTGAGCGCACTAAAGGCTCTCCTTCCACATATAGAACCGCCTCCCCATCGAGAATAAAGTCCTTAAAATGCTTATCCTCTAATTGCTTAACACAGATGGAAAACTTATCTGTGATATCTCTACCACGATTTGTGTAGATAGAAACCTTCCCATCTAGTTTGTGAACCTGAACCCTAACCCCGTCGAATTTTTCTTGAATAACGAAATAGCCTGTAAAGCCATTAATTTCATCTAGGTCGTCAATTTCAAAAATACGATACATGGGTTTATTTGGGACAATAAAATTTTTTGGTAACTCAGCTTTCTCTAACACCTGCGGTTGATTAAATGCCCCATACAATTGCCTAGCATTTTCATGTTGAACATCTAAGGTTAAGTCCGAAAATAAAATATCGTCTTCAATATCACCCAATGCATTTCTAATCTGTGGGTCGCGCATCATTTGTCGCAATTCCACTACAAGTTTTTCCCAATCATTTCCATAAGCCTTAGGATTTTCCTTAGCGGAAAGATACCTAGCCGCTACAATGTTTTTTATAGAAACTTGATTCTTGGCGAAATCTTCGCCGGGGATAGCAAAGGGTAGCACAGAATCACCTTAATGTCGGTTGCATAGCATCGGCGGCGGGAATGCTTAGTGAATGTTTAAATCTCTTTAATTTTTCAAGAGCGGTTTCCAACGCGGCTTCAACGTCCTTATCTTGAGAATCTTCAGGAGAGGTGGGAGGCTCGACAGGTGTTTCTTCACCCTCTTCCAAAGCGGGGGCCTTATACATTAGATTCTCAGGCATTAACTTCTGCTTCTTTAATTTAAACTCTTCGGGGGTTCCGGTAGTCATGGGCTTTGCAGCCAATCGCTCAACGTCCACCTTCTGAGGTTTAGGAATCTTCCCATCCATAATTTCAGCAGCCCCAATAAGGGAACCTAATGCATTTGTAATTACTGTTTCTAACTCATTTAGAGTAGAAAGCATCCTTTCTCTTCGCTCGCTCATATCTACTTCTTCACTCATACTTGTCCCTCCAATTGTTCTACTAGTGCGTCTAAGTCAGACCAAGACATTTTTGAAATTGTATTCCCATCAGGAACGTTGGCATTACCGGATGCAACGGGACGTGGTGTGTGGGCTACAAAGCCCGACTTTAGCAACGTCATATCTGATTCCATAACCTGTCTTTCTAAGTCCTTAATTCTATCTACTAACATCTTTAAAATTTGTAATGTATCTTGTTCAGTCATTCTTCTTCCTCCCTATCATATACCATATCGCCAAGTGCGGCGTAAAGGGTTTCATAGTGCTTTCTCAATCGTGCGGCCAATTTTACTAATTTTAGATTATCCTCATCGAGTTCGGCCAACTCTTTTTCATCTTCAGGAGTTACTATACCTTCAAGGATATTTATAATTTTTCCTAACTTGAGGTATTCTTCTCCAAAGTATTCCGTGGGGTCTGCGTCTTGCATGTAGGTTTTAACACGCTTGCGCTGTTTTGGTGGTAGGTCTTCAACGTCCATTTTTTCAACTTTACTTTGTCGTCGTCGTTGTTCATATACTTCAGACGGTGGGACTTTAGTAGGTCTTCCAAATCCGATAGGCTTATTCACCTTATCAGTAACAGAAATGTTGGAGGTCAATTCTCTAAGATTTACGTTAGAAGCAACCACTCTACTTAACCAAAAACTGAGGGGCTTACCTCTTACCTGCGTAGAAAAGTAATTTTCCAAATTCTGTCTAACTTCTGCGGGTAATTGTCTAACTACATTGGGATTAAAAACAAGTTTAAGGGTTTCTAAATAGTCTTTGGGGATAGATTTACCCTCCGCTTCTTTGAGTTTATTCGCTAAGGCCGTAGTCGCTTGTCCAATATTTACAGTCTCACCATATTCGGGAACAGTTAAGTTAGTAATATTAGAAATATCAGAACTAATTAAGGCTCGAACTCTCAATTCAAGATTACCCTTTCCATATTCTGCCCCCCTATCTGCTAGCGTTTTTAACGTAAGCACAAGAGGTTTAATACTTTGTTCTCCCAATGGTAGGTCTTCCACCTTCAGTGGTTCCAAACCTGTTTTTTTCATAAAGTTAACAATAATTTGAAAAGCCGCATCTGCTTCATTGGGGGTCGGACGAATGTTAGAATCCCAAGAATCTCTACCAATTGTTTCCTTTTCAGGAATACTCTTATTCCCTCTATCGGAGAAAATAATTTTTGCTTCCGGACTTTGAAATTTACCAAAATTTCTCGTATTGGTTTTCTTATCAATTTTACCACCAACGGCATAGGGAATAAAAGGCTTTACAAAATCAACCATAGAACCAAGTTCAGAAGCGACTTCAACATATCTCTCCCATTTGAGGATATCTAACTTAGGGTATTTTTCCTTAAATTCTTCAACGAGGGAGTTATACTTCTCATCATTACCTTCTAATTTTTTCATATACTCATCTTGAAGAGCATAAATATCCTTTTCGGAAAACCCTAAACGATATAAATACGCCTTGTGTTCTGTAAAGCCTACCATTTAATCACCTCAAACTTGCTTCCATTTCTTTCTCATTTTAGGCCCCGGTTCTACTACATAGCCCACTCTATCTTGACTAGGTTTAATATCAGTAGGTTCAGGGATGGGTGGCATTTTACTTTCTGTTTTTCTTACCACGGGTTCCGCCCTATTAAGTTTTTCCATATGCTCTAATCTTCTTTTAGCGTCGTCTAATTTTCTTCTAATCATATCGGTCATTTTAATCACTCCTCTACAAATGGTATGTTTTCTATATCAATATCAATATATATTCTCTCACTGACTTTAAAATCTCTATAATTAATATCATTATCTTTAATAAGTTTCTTTAAATCAACTTTTTTTCCATTAATTATAAGTGGCCTTGGGGCATAAAGGTGTGCTGTTGTTTTAGGCCCCTCTGGATTTCTAGAAAATAAATAGGCTACCAACGGCCCCGCGTGAGCATCACCTATATAAAAATTAGACCAAGATTCCGTATGAATACAAGAGGGAACAGCGGCATATAATTCAATTTCACTCCCATCAAATTGAGCATAAATTAATGAACTACAAATAACCATTTCTCCCGTGCCATAATAGGGGTTATTTTGCGTATCACCACTAAGTAATACAAGACCATGATTATAATATTCTATTAAAGCACCTCCCTTCACTGTTCCTGTTAATGTATTCATACTTAATTTTTCATATAAAACCAAATTAGGGTTATTTTGATTTCTATCTATTTCTCTATTAAAAAAATCTAATGCTACCACATCAGCCCTTTGTGCAAGACCCTCTCTTCTAAAACCGGGAGTAACGTTAATTGGAATTTTAGATGATGTTTCTCTTCCCAATGCGCTATTAACAAAGAGCATAATATCAACCATTGGTCTAAACGGATTAACTGTATAAGATTTAGAATTATCGCTACCCGCTAAATCCATTCCAGTAAAATAAACTCTTCTATCTACTGTAAATTTTATCACAAATCTCTTTTGTCTAGTATCACCGCCGACATAACTTCTGTAAGTCACCTCAATTGTAGGCAGAAAAGGCTGGCTTTCACTTTCATATTCTATTCCAAGATTATAAATTTCTGAAAAATTGTCTTTAAGATATTCTTCTAATTTACGGTGAATTGTTCCCCTTATCCTATCTACAATGTTACTTTCCCAATCGTAGGAATCATCTGCATTAGTTTCATTAAACTTATCTTCTAATAATTCAAAAGCATCATCAATATCACCATAGTCAGTATATTCGGGTATAATTTTAGAATCCTTTAAGCCCTGTTGAACATCCTCTTCCGCCTTTTTAATAAATGGGTTTTTTCCTCTAATTTTACCCTTTTTATCATCGTAGTGTGCATTTTGATTAACGTATTCTTGAATAGCCATTAAAATATATCTATTAAGAATGGCCTTTTCATTTCTGTTCATTTCTTCATAGTCTTTTTCCTTTATTCTTAAAGAAATTTCATCACTTAAGTCTATAAATTCTTCTAGAATATCAGGTAAAAAATCATCAAAATTTAAAGCCTTCGGTTTATGTTGCACAAAACTAACATCCCCATCCTCTATTACAAAATATCCTTCAGATTCTTGTTTATCAGACAATCTTTTGATTTTTCTTTGAAATAATTTTAAAATTTGCTTAGATGCAGGAATACTAAACCCCGTTTCTTTTGATAAATTATCAATTAATAATAAGGGATTAGAAAGAACATTTTCTTTATTTTCTTCTTTAAAATCAGTTTTTGAAAACAGACGGAGATAAGGACCGCCATCATACATAAAAGTTTTACCCTTCATACTATTAAAATCAGAACTCATAGTAACTAATGATGCGAGATTTACTGTGCGTATTGCTAATTCTTTATATTCTTTTTCAGGAATATAAAAAATTATACCATACCTCTCACTTAACGCTACTAATAAATTTTTAAAATTATAATGGACGCTTTGCATATGAACAGTATTGTAAGGCTCGGCTAATTGCAAATAAACACTATCAATAGGCTCTTGTCCAAATTCTTCAAGATATTTTAAAAAATTATTCAAGGTATCGGTAATTTTATAGTCATTATCTGCCCAATTTCTTTGATATTTTAACCCTTTATTTTTATCCTTAACAGCTCCTTCTTGTGTTACAAATATAATTTTATTATAAGGAACAGTTGATATTAAATTTACTTTATCCATAGGTAATGCTTCTTTCTTCATCTATTAACCCTCCTTTCACTTCTTCTATCAACGTTATTATTTCCTGCTTCTTCCGGTAATCCTGAAAATCTCTTTGGTGGCCCCACACTCATGCGGGGCTTATTTCTTTTCCCGGCATCTCTCCCGCTACCTGTGCCTTTGTTTGCCCCGACATTAGAGCCTGTTCTTGCAATTGTCCTAATTGTGAAGCGTCAATATTTGTTCCCGCATATGGGTCTGTTTCTAATTTAGGTCCATCGTCTACGTCTACGTCAATAACGTCCTTAGATGGGTATTTCTTAAACACGAAATCCCCCTCTTCATTCATATCAACTTCAAAGCCCAAGTTTTTCATCTGAATAGCCAAGTTAATTTCAATCTCGCGGCGACGTAGATGTGCAGTTTGGTCTTCTTCTTCAGAACGTAAGAGCATTATTTTCCAATCACTAATCCCAAATTGTTTCATAAGATAAGGAAATAGGTGTCTATTATACACCGCTTGAGCCATTTCCACCGCTCGGTTAGTTACAAGAATCTGCATACCCTCGTTATTCATACCACCGGAGGTGGTTGTATCTCCTTGAAAAACATCACTTACTCCGTAAAAACCACCAATACGTTTTCGCAAATCATCCTTTACAGCAATATAGTCCATCTCTTTCAACGTGTTCATAAAGGGAACCCATTGAACACTACCACCGGAACCACTTTCAGATTCAATACCCATAATGGGAATATAATGCGGGTCGCGTTCTAGTTTCTCCTTCACGCCCTTCCAATACTTAACTAAAGATTCCATGTTATTAGTCTGCACGGCTAGAATACCGCGCGGTGTCCTCGCCTTTGTATAAGATGTGCTAATATATTGCTCCATAGCGGAGAGTGTAAAAATGTGGTTCCATAAGGTAAGAACGGGTGGGTGTCCGTAGAGGCGAGAAGGAGAATATTTACTAATGTGAATAACTTCACCTTGGATAAAATACTGTTCTTCACCCTGCATAGTTTTGTTACAAAATTCTACAGGATAAAGACACGCATTACAAACACCACACTTATCGTATTTATCCTCAGAAATAAAATCACGATGAGTCACACAGATATAGCGGCTATGCCCACGGTCGCCGTCTTCGTCCGTTTCAATATACATTGTAGTAGGGTCAGCGCGATAAATTTCATTTATTCTAGATAAGACAATTTTCCCATTATTATCTAAATAATAATCTTTAACCATTACCAAAAAAGCATCATCAATAACGTTTAAGTCGGTTTCCATTTCTCTAAGAATGTCTATAAATAACTGATTAGCCTCATTAACGTAGTTGTTAAAAAAGTTTTCAGCGTAGAGTTTTTGGTTAAAGTCAGGTCTTCGCATATTTTTCGAATAGCAGGAATAGCAATGCTCAACCTCGCGTTGATGTTCATACCCACAATCATTACACTTAAGTTCGAAGGCTCTTTTCCATTCGTAGCCACGGCGGAATACCTCAATCTTTAATTGCACTAAACAAGTGCGGACGATAGTAGAATTGCGGGCAGTTTCATAAAGATATTTTCCCGCATAGTGGTGTGGTAATTTTCTTTCTTGAATACCCATATTGAAAATCTCAGGTTCTTTAGGAGTAGGAGTTCTGCGTCTAACTAATGTTCTAATGTTATCTCGTAATCCCATTTTCATTCCTCCTTAGCAATAGAGTCTAACTCATTCATCAAGTCCCATTTAGACTCCTGTTTGTATTTAGCAATATCTTCTTCATGGATATTATACTTTTCGAATTCAGCCGTTCCTTGGTTTCTAGAATCTTTCCAATTTTCCCATTTAATAAGTTTAAAAATTTGTTCAATACGCTCCTTAGCCCACGGTTCTTTTCTATAATGCTTCTTAATTCTAATAGCCTCTTGAAGTAATTTACCCTGAGTTTTCTTCATGCGAATATGTGGGAGACATTTATCTAAAAGTTTAGTAATATCATCCTGCGAGTAGAAATTCAACCGATGTTGGCTGCGAGAGTTTTCCCCAACTTTTTGGTCTAAGTGTAGGCGACCTATGTTGAGTTCTTTCTCCAATTCGGTAAAGAATGCCTTTCCACGATTTCCCGTGGCTACCATTCCCACGCGGGGGGAGAATGAAGAATCCATTGTGATATAGCCATCAGAATCAATGAAGCCTGCGATGTATGAGAATAGGTCCTTTTTAATTTCATTACTGAGAAGGTAATATTCTCCACTAACATTTGTAATGTGAAGACGTTTTAACATCTTTGCAATTGTTTGTGGAGAAGTAGATTTTTTATATGAGGGGGGGAGAATCGAATGGAGATGATTACTTGTAATTCCGGGGTTATCGCAAATAGATTTAATTAACACATCATCAAGTTTATCTCTCCGGCTAGGTCTAATAGACTGATGTTGAATATCCTTTAGAATAGCGCGGATAGTGGCTTTAGAGTCCTTGAACGAATTGCTCATTGTGGAGTAGTCCTTACCATAATCCATCTCCCTTTTTTGTAAATCACAATCCCACATGTTAATCAAATGTTTGATAATCTCCTGCCTCGTTTCTCCATCTTTGATATATTGTAGTTTACGCAGTTTATCCAAGTTAGGTGTGAGAAGTTTCACCGCAGGTTTATAGGGAGAGAGCCAATAGATGTTATCAATGCATGAATCTAGGTGGACACCATAGGCTTTGATAAGGTGGTCTATTGTATTGTTCATCTTTAGTTTAGCATTACCCTTCAAACTGCGGCGAATGCTACGAAGGTCCTTTACAATATCAGGAATTGGTTTACCCTCAATGAGAGGTTCATCGGGCATTTTAGAAATATACTCCTGAGCCTCAGTTAGATTGATGCCGTATACGTTAGAGATTTCTTTCACAACGTCCCATTCGTTAAAGGGGCGGTAGTTAATCCAAGATTTTCCAACGAGATTTTGAACCTCTTCGCGCTTTTTATCAGACTCTTCTTCCTCACGGTCAAGTTCATCCAATACTCGGCGCAGTTCTTCCGTATCAATTTCTTCCTCCTTATAGATTAATTCCATAGATTCCACCTCCAAAGTTATTTTGACTCAATATTTCCTGTTGAGGATTTATGACGTTGCCGAATAAACCTTCACTATCAATATCAACGAAGGCATCGTTAAAAGACTTTGTGGCGTGATTGGATAATGCGAGGGCGATAACTGCATCATCGTGCGCTCCTAGACCTTCAATTCGACCGGAAGAAGAAATGCCGAATGCCTCCAATTCTCCGATGATAGCATTACTCATCTGCCGTGAATTGTCGTCTTTATATGGAAATTTAATCTTTCCATTCTCAAGGTTCATTTGTAGGTTCAAGATAATTTCCTCCTTCTTTCTCCTAGACATTGTAAATTCCTTAATTGGGAAGTCTGAAATATCTCGTAGTTCCATAGCAAATGATTTTGCAAAAGTGTTGGTTTCAATCATAACTGCTTCAGGTTTGAAGCGATGGCAAAGGTCTGTAATGCGGTTAATGTGTCCACGGAAGTCAAGACTCTTTTCTCTCATCATAGCGACCACAGTTTTATTCATATCTTCATCAACTTCTAATACAATCATCACCGTATAGTCACCATCTTGACTTAATGATGGGTCATAGCCTATGTAGTATTTATACGCTTCGTTGTTTCCTGTATATTTGCCGGTAATAGAGCGGTCTTTTGCAGCATCAATAAATTCCTTTTGAAACAACATTGTGTTGGATGAGATGGGGATGCATAAGTATTCACGGGTAAATTTTGAAGAACCGATTTCACGCTTACGGCGTTCAAGTGATTCAATGTCCCACCGCGAGGGCCAAAGTGCTTCCCCTGTTTGATTGATAGCGGGGTAGCGTTTTACGTCATATTCCTCGTTATCCTCTAATTCTGCAAATATGTCCGTATAGGTGAAGGGGGTTCCAATCATGCGGAGAGAAGAGGTGTGGTGAAGGGTCGGAACCATATCTCCCCAAAACCAATCTGAAACGCGCTGAATAGCCGCTACTGAGAACTCCTTCATAGGGTCGTCCACAATGATTTCATCAGGGTGAAGACCGCGAATCTGTGAGCCTACGGAACGTTCAATGATTGAGTTTCCATTAGTGAGGGTCATGTAGCCAACCGCCCACCCACTCTTAGGTTTGTATTTTCTCAATGCGGGAATGTTAGTGAACATACGGTCAATGTCTTTCATGTGAACCATTGTCTGTTTTTGGTTAGAAGAAATGTATAGCATCTGATATGGGGGTTCTTGAAAAATAAGTTGATAGACACACCAAGAGTGAAAGAAGACTGATTTACCGTGGTCGCGGGAACAAATGGTAACGGTGCGTTTTGTGTCTTCAACACGTTGAAGCCACTCACGGTGAAAAGGGGCCATCTCGTAGCCGAGAACTTTGGTGAAGAAATATTCAAAGTTGCCCTTTGAGGCAGCCATGTCCATTTCAGTTAGAAGGTCCATTATTAAGCACCACCGAAGTATTTCTCTAAAACCCCATTTAAGTAATCAATATAAAATTGCTTATCTTCATTTTCAATACCACCCATAGAAGTTTGGGCAAATTGTGTATAAATACCATCTTTCCCATCTTCTAATTCCTTTTTAAATTCTAAAATAAAATCCTTCATTCGATAATCAGGTAAAGTTTTGTATGGTAAATTTTTATCCGTATGTATTCGAAGAGCGCCAGTAGAAGTTGTATCAGTCTTATCTCTCATTTGTTGTAATAACTGTTTTTTATTTTTAGCTTCAAAAAAACCATTAGGTAAAAATTCTGTATCAGGTGTAAGGTCAACCATTTCATCTGTCCTATCAGCTTGTCTAATTTCAGGTTTTCCAACATCTCTTACGCCACCATATTCCCCACTAGTATCACTGCCTAATAAGGCATAAACTACCGCTTCTTTAATATTCGGTGTCCAATAGCCCGTATTTGGGTCGCCCTTTTGTGCTCCTTGAAAAAATTTGTTTAATTTTCTATTTGTAGTTTTAGGTTTCAAATGACTAAGCCAAGGTGAATTAAAAATTATTCTATTAATATCTTCATCAGTAAGTGAAAAATCACCCATTAAATTATTCACCATTTCATAATATGTATCCTTTCCATCTTCGTCTAATTCAGTATAATCTACGGGAATTCTATATGGTGCTTTGATAATTTTCCAGGCTTTTTGCATAGCCATATCTTCAGGTAAATTAAGAGTAATCATTCTTCTCGGTCTTTCGGGGTCCGTAAGCGTTTTTTCTGCCTCGGCCACTACACTCTTAGGAAGAGTAGAAACTGGTGGGTCTACTTCCCAACCCTGTCTTTTAATAAAATTTACCCACCCTTCTTGAAAATTACTAGCAAATCCAAATGCGGGTTTATTGGCAAAGACCTTCTCATCTCTTAATTTCCAAAGTTTTTCTGCTATACCCATACCTCTATACATAGGGATAACTTTAATACCCACAGTTAAATAAATACCGTGTTTATTAAAAAATTTCCACCCCACGCGACCAACGGGGAGAGGTTCCCCTCCTAATGGGTTATTATGGTCGAATGCAATAAAATACCCATCAGCGTTAACTCTTGTGAGGTCTGGAAAAAATTCCATATCTTTTCTTTGTTTTCTACTAGGATTAACTTTTCTAAACTCTTTTAACATTTCTTCTTCAGAATAAATCTTAGAAGAAATTTGAATATCCGGATTAATTGGCCTACCTTCATCATCAGTTCTAATCGGAAGATAATTTGTCTGCTTCCCCGAAGCATCGTAACCCAATTCTTTCTTCATCTAAACAACCCCTTTACCTTATAAACCACTAGTGGGTTAACGCCGTGAGATTTAGCAATCGTGTCGAATGAACTTTCACTTTCAATCATCTTTTCAATGTCTACCATAAATAGGTCCACATTGTCTTCTTGCTTAATAATATCAATTACCATTTCTACATCTTCCACATCTGCTACATCTAAGTAAGCCTTGTAAACGGGCATATCTCTAATCTGCCTTAATGTGTCCAACGCATCTAGATAATACGCTGAGAGTGATTTTTTAATACCATCTTCATAAACAGCAGAACGCTTAATTGCGCTGATTAGTTTATCAATCTTCGAAAGGTTATGCCTACGAGCGTATTTTACAAAATCCTCATCCTTTAGTAAGGCAATTAGGTCTTCGAGTAATTCACGCACCACGTTATCAGTAGGCACGGTGTTGTATGACCTAAGCGGCCTCCCTAAGAACATCTTATTCCCCCCCGCTTCACCTAATTGTGACTTGAGTAGAATGCCGAAGAAATTTCTCATATCTTGGTTCATCTTCCTACTCTCAGATGGGGGGCCACGGGCTAGAATAATCATTTTAGAAAGTGCTAGGTGAACTCTTTCAAAACTAGAAATAATTTGTTCATTAGTTTGAGTGGACATTTTATTCACTGTTTTGAAGAACCCAATAAGAGAATCAATCGAACCACTGTCCAAAAATTTAGGATTCTTAGTTAGATTATCAACCATGCCTTCGTAGAACCTACCCCCTTGATATCTAATAGACTGTTCTAAAGTTCTATATGTGGACTTTTCTGCAAATTGTGGGAGGTCACGCCCATAGAGATAGCGGTATTGTAGCGAGTTAAAATAATATCTTTTAATAAAAGACATAAGAGTAAGTTCAGAGAAAAACTTATCCATTGATGGGGGCTTACCACCTTGAGGGGGTGTGATGCCACCTTCGGTAACATCTCCAAGACCGCTGTAATACGGCGACATTTTTACTGAAGAGGAAAGTTCACTCAATACACTAAATAACTCATTAGCATCATTGTTAATTTTTGCGACTACCTGATTATAAGTAAGACCCTTTTCACTGTCCTCTTCGTAGTCTAAGGTAACTTCCCCCTCTTCTGCATTATGACTAACAGTGATATTGATAAAGTTATAATCAAGTGATTTAATTAATAAATTCAAAACACCTTTATTTTTATTATCATCCATTATTGGGAGATAATAAACATCTCTATAAATAATATCCTGTTGCATAGACGCTACATTGTTATCCAATTCTTCCATAATGACTTCATACAAATCACGAATATATGAGATATCTTCTGATTGCATAAGCGATTGAGAAATTTTTTCTAAACTGTTACGAATATTATCGTTTACTATAAATGAATTATCGTCGTGAATTTTTTCAAGGGCAAGAATGGGGTCTACATCTTTAATCTCATTAACCTTTCTTAAATACTCTTCAGCATCTTCAATGTTAATATCAAAAACCTCTTCTTCAATATCCCCCTCTTGACCTTCTTCCATTAGATAGCCACCCATGCTTGCCGTCCGTCCCTTAACGGCGGCTAAATTGCGAGAAAACTCCTCTCTTGTGAATAACTTATTTACAATCGCCTCGGCTACTACATCATCGCGGTATTGAAAAACATCAAGTGCGGGGATTTCTATAATGTAATTTGGCAATCTCATCCCATTAAGGGACATAAGACTTTTTGCTAACTCAGGCTCAACCTTTACTGTCTGAGAACCTAACCCCCCTAATAATGCTAAAATTTCAGAATCACCATGAAGGGTAGTAAAATCACCATTGAGAGTTTCCCAATATTCATAAATCTGTCTTCTATCATCGTCAGATTTAGAGTCATAATATCGCATCGTTCTTAAGATAGCACCCACGTCTACTTGAGGGGCCGCTTCTTGTAATTCTTGAGAACCCATCGCCTCCTTTAATCGAGTGTAGATATCATTCAATACCTTAGTAATTTCAGGGTCCAAATAACTTGTAAATCTGTCCACCGCTTTTTTATACTTCTCAACATCCTCTTCAGTATGAGGTGCTCTAAAACTAACTTTATCAGGAATATCAACTAAAAGGTCAGTAAGTCTTTCAACGATTCTATCTAAGTCTGCCAACTCTTCAGGTGCTCCTGTTTTGGTTTGATAAATTCTTGTGCCTTCGGAGTAGATATGGGGAAGTTTAGATGCGATAAAATATACAACTGCTGGTTCCTTATATTCTTCTATTTCTTCAGATATAGCGTTAAAAGAAGACATACTCCCTGTTGCGGCCAAAACTAAAATGTCTGCAATATCTTCCTCATCGTATTCTTTTTTGATAATCATATTCATTCCTCCAGTAAATCAAGGCTCCTTAAGAAATTAATTGGGGGCTTACCATTAATGGCGATGTATGGTCCTATGGTTTGTAATGCATTTAAACTTATCCCTGAGAATAACTCGTTGATGTTTGAAATAATACCTCTTCTACTATCAGCAAAACCTTTCTCAAGAGCGTCTGAAATTTCATTACCTAAGTCGGTGAATTTTCCTAACGTGACTACTCTATTTATTACAAATTCCATAAGGTCTTCTACCCCTCTACTTTTAGCCCTCTCTATCTGTCTTTCGATGTAATCAATAGCCTCTTCCATAGGCTGAAGAATAGGTGTAATATCAACGTCGAAGGAGTTAAGGAAACCAATAAGATTTATCATTCCCGTAAAACCATCTTTCGCCACTCCCGGATTATATTTAACCACCTTTAGGTCTTCTAAACCCATATCCTGTTCTACTAACTTAAAGACAAAATTGAGGAAAAAGCTAGCATCCCCCTCAATAGTCGTTTTAGTCTCATCTGTAAATTTTTGCAATTCTGCTTGTAAGGTGCGGTCTTCCCCATCTCTTAAAACGTCCACAACCGCGTCATAAATCTCTTCTTTCCTAACGGGGTTAGCGTCGGGGTAGTTTCCAATCTCTCCCAAATCCTCTCCTAAAACGTAAGAGCCTACATCGGTTTTGAATTGGTTGAACTTGTCGAGGTTGTCTATAAAATAGTGAGCGAAGTCTCTAATTCTATAAGACTGTCCTCTTCCAAATGAAGCCCCGCCTGCGGAATGATATTGCTGCGGTGTTGTGAATCGGAAAAAGGTTTGGTAAAGGTCGTCGTCTACTCTTAGAATGGCTTTCAATACAGACCTTTTCATAGCGTCGTTACTCATGTCGTCGAAATAGGTTACCAATGGTAGTGATTTTCTTTTACCCTCAATACGAACAACGTCCTGTAACAATTTTAAGAAATTGTTAATCTTCTTGTTATCCCAAGATAAAAATGAAGTGCGACGGACGGTTCTAAGTTTAATAGTCGAAGCAGGCTTTGGATGCGCTTTATTCCAAATATTCTCCATTTTACCCAAGATAGAAAATTCTCCGTTTTTAATTTCAGTAAAATTAATTTTTTCCCTACCCTGCGCCTTGAGTTCATCGCTCACACTTGCGAAGGAAATCGGGATTTTAGAACCGATAAAATACGCTAACACTGTGTAAAAAGTATCCGAAGAAGTTTCTACCCAATCTTTGTAAAGCGTTTCCATATTAGTTTTAATCCAATTCCCCGCATCTTCGTTTAGAGGAATGGTTTCTCCAATTGTAGATTCTCCTAATTTTAATTTATTAATCTCTTCGAAAAATTCAGGAGCTTCGCCATAGTTTTTCTGTAAGTATTTTGCAAAATCTACTAATGCCTTTTTACGCCTTTCACCACCAACTAAAAATAAATATCTTTCAAATAACTCTTTGTCGAAAATGGGGTGGTCGGGGTCTAGACGTTGCCCGTAATTATAATAACTACTCTTCTCCGCATTAGTTTCTGGCTTCGGCATTTTACTAGCATTAAAGCCACCCCTTATGCTTAAAGCCATACGAGCAGCATCTCTAAATCTCATTCAACCGCCTCAAAGTAGTGCGCCTAATAATCCGCCGGTAACAAGACCGACGACAAGGGGTAGTCCCTTTTGAATCAATGCCGTATAGCGGGCTTCTTGCTCTTCGGTAATAAGCCCCAAATCTTCTAAAACATCAACTACGTCTTCTGCTACATCTGCTACTTTCTCAATTGTTTCTTCTTCCATTTTTATTCCTCCTGTAATTTTCTATAAACGTTTACTCTTTGATTGTTAAAAGGTGAAGAAGAGACTGCTGTTCCTACTAGTTCATATTTAGGACTACCTTTAAGATATTGAGTAATTTCGGCATTAGATGGAACTAGTGTTTTGCTATCTAATAAAAAACTTTTAACTTCATCCGCAGTTCTAGAAACTCCATCGCTCATTAATTCATCTATATATTTTATACTTCTTAAGGCAATACCTTTACTACGTTTAGATTTCAAAATAGATTTCCATTTCATTCTTCACCACTCCAAGTAAATTTATTTCCATTGGCGGTGTATTTTCCACTAAATTTAAAATAACGATTAATCATAATAGTAGTTGGGATATATTGTGTTCCCCTTTTAGGTGTTCTTGCTTGTCTTACCCTCGATGTAAAATAAGGATGGGTTTCGTAGTTATCTATTGCTTCGTGTATTGCTTGAAGGGCTTCTGTTGCGGTTCTTTCTACACCATCTTGCATGATGTTATCTAAAAGAGAAGCGGCGAGGCGGGGAATATTAATTTTAAGTTTCAAAATAGATTCCCAACTCATGCTAATCTCTCCGCTACATCATCTCGAATCTCGGCCCACACTTCGGGGTATTTATCAATCAACACGCGTTGAATAACTTCAACCTGTTGCACCACGACAGTTTCCTGCCTATGCACTAATTGTCCTTTAAACTCTAACGCATATTTTAAACTTTCCCTAATCTCCTTAGATAACTTAACTAGAGAATCAATTGTGCGGTGGTCGAGTTCCTCCGCATCGAAGATAAATTCGTTGAGTTTTGTCTGCAATAAGGAAAGGTTGTTAGATAGAACTTCAATTTCGTTCACTTCAGTTTTGGCAATCTCTACACTCGCCGCTCTTTGGACTAACGGGCGTAGGTGTTTCTTCATATGAACATTCACTAAATCCACGCCCACGTTTAACATCTCCGCAGCGCGAGAGGGTTTAATCTGCCCATCAGCGATAGCAGTTTCTAATTGCTTTCTATTCTCAGCCACACATAAGGGACAGGATTCGTTAGAATTATCATGGTAGTCCCCAAGATGGTTCTGTAAATGTTTTCTACTTAACCCACTTCGCCAATCCTCAATACGGTCTAACTCAGCGGGTTGTAATTCACCGGATAGCATTTGATTCTCTAACTCATCACGGTCCTCATGTTGGCAAAGAGGACAGGACTTCAGAATCTTTCTCATAAATACTCACTCCTTGACCTTTTCATCTTTTAGAAGAAGTATTTTTTTCATCAATCCCGTGGCGTGTTCAATCATCTCCACTTCAGCCTTTAGCGTCAATCCGTCTGAAACATCTTCAGGTAATCCGGGCCTACGGAATGTATTCATAAACTCTTCTCCCATAACCTCTCGGATTAACTGATTAAGTGTGCGATGATTTCCCGGTGGGAAGCGTATGTTTACTGCCTTGATTTCTTCAAAGTTAGGCACATCCTCTAATTTCACCTTTTGTGTAGCCTTCCCATCAGAGATAATAACTTCACTGACCTCAGAGAGAATTTTTAAATCTGCCTCATTTACCTGCAAGGTTTCTGCTTCAATGGCTTCTCTCAATCTACTCTTGCGTGGGGATTTTTGATTACCCGCGTAGATAGATGGGTCGTTGAGAACCTTTTCCAACAATGGGCGGATGCCTGTAAGATTTGCAGCCCCGCCGACCTTACGCTGATTGAATGTTACTATATGTGATTGATTGGCGGGCTTCATCGTTTCTTCGACGATTTTCTTAATGTCTTGAATTAGTTTAACTAATCCATTAGTGGGGTCGAACATAGCGAGCCACATCGGAGGCTTTGCTTTATTAGCTTGGGTGTTAGTCCAACTTTTATCAGGCTTATCTACTGCATATTCTTGCTTCTTCTTTTTTGCCTTATCGGTTCTAAACTGCCAATATTCAGGGGTTAAAAAATGACCGTATGCTATACCGCGAATATACCCGTCCTCATCCTCACCAATAATTGTGTGATACGGGATATTGCGGGGATTCTTCGCATTCTGCCCTGTTGATTCATCAGATTCAATGGTTTCCATTACTTCTAATAGATAGTCTAGAAATTCCACCTCATCGGGTAGTAGGGTTTTCAAATTGATAATATCCTCTAATGCCTCAAGAACAGTCCCCGCCCCGTTAAAAACACCATATTCTTCGTCTACATCAATAGCACTTTTAGACCTCTGCTTGCGATTATATTTACCATCACCATGTCTTAAAATTGTAGTAAAAACATTGGGTGAGTTTGGTTGACCCGTTCCTGCATCTGCTCTACCTGTAATTCCAAACTCGCGGCTACGGGACCAAAATGCCTTATATTCTTCAAACCGCGCTTTCGCTTCAGCCTGATTCCAAACAAGGTCAACAGTTTCACTCTTCAGTAGAATCATCTTCTTCACCGTAGGTTGTATTAATTTCAGCAGGACCGGCTTCTGCGCTCGTTAAAGCACCATCAAGTTTGGTAATTACGTCAAGAGGAATACCAAGTTTTCTACCCTCTTTGATAAACTCCTTTAACGCAGTTTCCCAATCCTTAATATCGCTATCGCTACTCTTCCTTAAATACTTTTCCCAATTCATTCTTTCACCACACTATACATATTTACCTTCCCTGTTTTATCAATAAGAATGTCGGGGCGATTATTCATAAGCCATGTATTAAATCTCCCACCACCTTTACTTCTAACAGGGATGGGTAGACGACTTCTTTCTGTAACGAGAACGTCAATTAGTTCGTTCATAGACATAGGGCGTTTTTGCTCATCAAGAATTTCAGCCATTCTAGCCCATGTAGCATTTTTTCTATCACCGCGAGGCATCTTTAAAATATCTTCCCAACTCATCCAATTCTACCTCCGTCATAACTTGGTTCCTTTCTATTAAATAAACTTCTTGCTCCCCTTTTAATATTACGGAGGCGAAGTTCTCTAGGTTCAAGAATATCTGCTTGCTCACACTTACCCTGTGGGTTGAGATTAACTTCGGGGAGAACACATTGTAGGTTCTCATTATGTCTACAACTTTCCAATGAACAGCGGCGAATTTTGCAATCACCTGCTGCTTTCAAAAATAATTCCCAAGTTAATTCTTCCATGTTTTTGACCTCCTTGTATGATTTGGTTTATTAGGGCGAGTTTTCTCCGATTTAACTGATGGCCCCTCCCTCTTTATATACCTTTTCTTTTTAGACTCCCTACTCGTCATTTTGATTCTCCTCAGGTTCATGTCTTTCGACACCCTTGGTGGTAGCAGAAATGTATTTTCCATCGGGGTTTCTTTTATTAGTAAAATCCCATAAAATTCTTTCAATCTCACTTGCGCGATATCCGGGTCCATTGTAGGGTGTATAAATAATTCCTCTATGTTTAACACCATTTAGGCTAAGTAAATAACCATATACTAGGGCGGGAATTGGCCTTGCTGAATCTCTATATTGAATACCCCCACTATGAACTGCTAGAAGAATACCGGCAACACGGTCTGCAATAGGAACAACTACGGTAGCATTGGGGGCTTGTTTAATACAAACCTGATTTTGACTTTTACCCTTAATATAAATATATGTATCTTGCTGATTGTCTGTGGTATTGAAATCATAAGACCAAACTAAACCATTGGAGTCTGTATAAACAATGCGATATCTACCAACAGCCGCTAGCGGATAAAGACGAGCACCGACACTATTACAAACTTCTTGGAGCATACTCAAGGCTCTTTCTACAGGCTTTCTTTGTTCTGTTTTTCCTGTAATTGGGTCTACTCTATCCTTAGTATGTCTATCAAGGGATTCTTTAGCTAGATATGACCTAACAGTTGTTTCTAATAGAGTATAAAAGTCTTTAAAATCAAGACCCTTATCTATATACCTCATACGAATATCTCCTACAGGTGAATTGGCTGAAGTAAATGGGTGTAGGGTTCTTAATCGGTCTACTATATATTGTGTGATTAGACCCTCAGTTTCTAAAATAGTGTCGGGAACATCACGGCCCGCTTGCCGCAACACCTCATCGTGAACCAATTCTCTCAACGTTTTTTGCATAGGTTTCTTTAATTTTAAAATCCAACTCATTCTGCACCCTCCATTACTTTATTATAAACAATTTCGAATCTATCAGTGTAATATTTACCACCCCTTGACATTTGAGTTAACTGCGTATTGGTTGTATGAAAAACGCTCAAAATTGACTTTTGGTAAATTCTAAAAAGTTCATCCTTAGAAGGCATACCCATATGTATTTTCCAATCTTTAAGTTTTTCCTTAAAATACTCCATTCTTGCGTTTCCCCTTTTAGTCGCAAAACTGCCATCCCCCTCATAATAATCTAAATCTACAAAATCTTCAAGAACTAGACTAACATCCTTTACTTCATCATTTTTTGGTTCATCAGCATTTTTTTCTTTAATAAAATTAACCTCAAACTTATATTTAGATTCTAACCCTTCTTCTTTCGCATAGGCTTCAAACCTAGGAGTAGTGTTGATAAAGTCTATTTCAAGAATAAAATGATGAAGATTTTCCTGTTCTTCTAATTTAACATAAACGGTAACTCCGTCAAAACGGACGGCAAAGGAACCTTTTTTAAATTTAAAAAGAGCATTGAGTTTATTCTGAAAATCATTATTCATTATCAATTGATTTAATGTTGTAAAAGGTAAATGATTTTCAGTATTGACTTCCATCCAACTAGGTTTTGAATCACTAAACATAAGTGTAAACATATTGTAGCCATCTATTTTATGACGATACTCCTTGTCTGTAAAACTTGTATTTTTAAGAATGTCCCACCACATTTATTATCACCTCTGTCGTCCATATCCCACAGGTGGTGGGCCGTCCGGAAGCCTTGAATAATATCCTTCCGCATGTCTCGCAATTGTTTCTTGTGCTATGAGTATTGGGGAATTTTGTTTAATAATTTCTATAATTTTTCTATAAGCATTTTGATAATACTGATTAAAAGGAGCAGGGGATGGGCGGTATCCCCCGTGCAACATTTCATAATATAAATTTCTAACATTCTCTTTCCAGTTATCTGTTAGCATATCTGCTTCAGTCATTTCAGATAATCTTGATATGAAATAGTCTTTTCTATCTTTGCCAACAATTTCACCTTTGGCTCGGTGACGACCTGCATACGCGCTAGAATCAACAAAAAGTTCGAGTGGGAAAAGCTCAGGTTTTAGCCACCCGTCCCCGACCGTTTCTTCATTCGTTTCTCCCTCATTGAAAAATATAATTTCCCATTCAAATTCCTTATCTGCATCTCTTAGTTTAAATCGTTTCTCAGGGCTAATATTAGTGACCTTTACTTTAAATATAAAATGGTGAAGATTTTCTTGCTCTTCTAATGAAAAATAAACAGTATAATCATCTAACCTTTTTACAAAAGAACCTCCTCTAAATTTAAAAAGACTTTCAACCCCTTCTTCAATTTCATTATCATAAAATAATTTTTCATAATCCGTATCCATATTGCCCTTTTTTCTTGTAACTGTAAGATTATCACTAGTCCTCTCATATTCTGATTGTAAACCAATTCTTCTAAACATACGGAATTTATCTAATTCCTTCAAATACTCCGCAGTTGTTAAACTACCCTTTAGAATATCCCACCACATCTTCATCCCTCTATAATACTTCTAACCGTTTGTCTATCTTGGGGGTCTAACTGACTTAAAGGTTGTGGTAGAATATTTGTTGCCTTAAGTGCCTCTAATTTTTGCTCCGCTGTAGAGAAAACACTATCCGTTAATTTGAAAAAATACGTCCAATCCTTTGATACATCAATATGTAATTTAACAGGAAATGACCTAGTATCTGATGCTGGTCCATCACTAAAAACGCCATGTAAAGGATAATATCTAGTTTTACAATCATAATATGTGCTGTATTCATCCTCCCCCGTTTCAAAAAGCACATGTCTTAATACTGATATTAAGACCTTTACAACATCTTGATAGTAATTATTAATATTTCCTTCAAAGGTTGATTGAGACATGCTGAGTCTAAGTCTAACAATTTGTTGCTGTTGAGTAAAAATCTTCCCGTGTGTGGGGTTATAGGATTTGAGTATTTCTTTAACAATGGGTAAGATATCTTTGGGTAAAAAATCCTCGCCCTTTTTAATAATCTCCCACCACATCTTCATCCCTCCATAATTCCTCTAACGATTGCCCTTTCTTCGGGAGTTAAACTATCAAGAGGTCCGGGTTTAATTTGAGTTTCTTTGAGAGCCTTAAGTTTTTGCTCTCTAGTTGTAAATACACTATCTGTGACGTTTAAATAACTTGTCCAATCATCAAATCCAAACGTAACATCAAAATGTATCAAACCAATTGTATTTTCCTCATCTAATTCTGCCAAAAAATCAAATAGCTCTTCCAATGAGGTCAACGATATTATATCAACGCCATTTTTGTGAAATAATATCATCCCTTCGAAAGTTTCTGTTCCTACAATCGAGTCTTTAGAATAAAATAAGGGTTCTTTTTCAACGATATGTTTACATCTGAGCAACATTTCGCGGGGTGATTCTTTTAGATATTGTTTATAAACCCATACACCTATTCCCCATTCATTGTCCTTCTCATCCCATAACTGATAAATAAAAACATCTTCCCCATCCGCCTGTTCTTCTCTAGGAGTTTGATTTTCTAAAATTCTAAACATCTCCTTCACTCTATTTTTAAGGTGAGTAGGCATTTTTGCCTTATCCATTCTTTTAATAATATCCCACCACATCACTCTTCC